GTCCGCTGCACCGCCGCTTCTACAAGTTTGTCGAGGTTGATCTTGCCGGATGCGCTGCGTTGGGCCAGGGCTTCCGGGTTGGCGGGAATTGCGACGACGGACACTTCCAGAAGTTCGCAGTCGTAGTAGACGTAGCCGTAGGGGTTCTCCTCTTTCGAGGCGTAGTATGGATCATCTGCGGGCATGACCGAACGCGCGGTCATCCGGCCGGGACGGAAGCCGACGGAGACGGCGGAGATCAGCCCCTCCATCACCTTCTGCGCGACCAACTGCGATTCGGGGTCTTTCCCCCATACAACGTCCACCTCCAAGCGATTGTTGACCACCTCGCAGCGGGCGGCACGGCCTACGGTGTCCTCCACTTCGTAGGAGTGGTCCAACTGGATCACGGGGTTCAACTTGTAGTTGTCGAGTTTCCACGTCGCCTGATCCACCACGTCGCCGTAGCGGTCGGAAGCGGAGGTGCTGGCGATGAACGTGGCGCCGTCCATCGTGGGGGGCTTGGCTGCCCGGTCGATGTGCCAGATTCGATGCTTGATTTCCATGTCAGTCCTTCACTTTCGGCATGACCGTACACCTGCAATTGACGACCATCGCCGGATCGGCGAAATCGCCGGGGCCGCTGGTCTGGATGCCTGCAAATTCTCCGCCGGGAACGACGAAAACGCCGCCTACCGGCTTGATAAGTCCGTCCATCAGGCGGTGATCGTGACGCACCGCACCATCCCGGGCGGTCAGCCACTCCGATTCGATGGAAACGCCCGTATCCGCCTGCACAATCTGCCATGCGTAGTCGGCACCGGCGGCGGCGCTGCGGGTCGTCTCCGTCCGGGCAATTGCCAGCGCGCGGGGAGGAGCGAATCCGGTCGCTTGCATCAAGAGCGTCTGCATCTCGTTGACGCTGGCGCCGTCGTCAATGGCCTTCTGAAGCACACCGGCAACGACGTTATGGGTGGTGGCGTTCACATTCTTGACCATCAACGCCATCAACTGCTCGGCAACGGGGTCTACCCGTTTGACCGCCAGCGTTGACCCTACCTGCTTTGCGGCACGACCGAAAGCAGCGCGTGTACCCGCATAGTAGGCGTCTCGGGTGTATTGTGGCAAGACTGCTTGAACGGCCGGGGTAAACAGCGCGTCCACCAAGGCGGCCAGCGTTGCGGAAAGGTCGCGTTTCTCCTGGTAAACCTCCGGGAGAGCAGCGGCCATCAGTTCCGCCTGACGGGCAAGGGCACGTTTCACGGAACGAGCGAGCGCGCGTTCAGATGGCGTATGCACCTCATCCAGCCACCCGCGCCAAACCGCCGCCCGCTCGGCTTCCACGGTGGCCGCATCGGAACGGGTCAAGTCAGCAAGAAATCCAGCATCATCCAGCGACTTCGGCGCGGCGCGGGTCAACCACTCCGCTACAGCGTTGGTAGTCGACGGGGTAGCCGAATCGGCAGGTTGCCCCTCCGAAAGCGGCGCATCGTCGAAGCCTTCGTAGGCGGCGGCAGCGGCGACATCGGCGCCCAACATCGTCCAGGTCGAGACGCGGTTCAAGCGGCTGTCACGGGAGACTTGCAAGGCTTCTACGCCGGAAAAGTCGTGCTTGACGTGAAGATCCGTACCCCAACCGGCGGCGACCTCGGACAGGCCCCCATCCAGAATCGCGGCAAGGCCCATCAGGTGCTGCCAGTAGACCGCCATTTGCTGCTGCGAAGTTGCATAGTTCGCCGTCGGCAACCCAACCCGACACGGCGGCACTCCGAACGCTGCAAGAACCGTCTCTCGGGTCAAGCCGCGCTGCGTGCTGAACTCCATATCACGCAGGCTGTACGATGGAAACTCCACTTTCATCCTGCTTGGGACAACCATCACGGCCCGGTTTTCGGTCGCAAGTTTTGTGTAGCCTGCACCTATCATATCTCGCTGTTCTTTGGTCCAAGCGGTCGTATCCGCCGGGTCCTGCGAGATAACCGCGGCCGGTCGGCCTTGGCGGGATTGCGACGCCGAAAGTTTCGACGCGGCGAAATCGGCCTCCAGGTCCTTCGCGAGCGCCCGGATCAGTCCCTCACCTGCCATCCCCTGCGGGCCGTACTCCCATTGGGTGAGCTTCCAGTGGCAGATCAGGCTTTCATCGTAGCTTGTTGGCGAACCGCCGTAGGGTGTCCAGTCGTAGCCCTCGGGAAACCCATAGGCACCCGGCCGAAGTTTCACGCCCTCGGGATGGAGGAGCGGGAGGCTGGTCGGCTTCGCAGGGCGTCCAACCCGAAGCGCATAGGCATTTCCGCTTAGAAGCAGGTAAACCCAGATCTGCCGCTCCCACTCTACCCGCGTTTGCTTGCTGGTGGGTTTGCGGAGAAGTTGGGCCAACTCTGGAATCTCGACCACCTGCGCCTCCGACCCCGACCCCCGCACGACCCGAAGGGGCAGGCCGGAGAGGTCGGTGGCGATAGCGTCAACGCACGCCCGCACCCACGGAAACGCCGCCACAGTCGCCAGGGAGGCGATGGGTGCGTAGGACGTAGGGACGGGCTGGCCGACACTCGTTTCGAGCAGCACGGGCATCACGGGCGCCTTCTGGGCGTATCCCAGGGCGATCATCGTGCCTTGCCATGCGCGGTCGAGCCAACCCATAGAGCGAGGCTATAGGGGCCGTGACAGGATGTCAAGGACTCCGTGACACATTGTCATGGCGTGACAAGTTGTCACAGGAACGAGCGGGGCGGGAAGGCGCACCCGGCACCGCTTGCAGATCTTCGCGGTGGGCGGGTTTGGGTGCTTGCAAAGTGGGCAGGTCAATAGGTGTCTACTCCCCAATCATCGGGTACGCCGCCCTCCAACAACGGCTTCACCAGATAGCTGGTCGCATCCACCTGGTCTTTTAGCGTACCCTTCGGAAAACTGGCGTGCTCTGCTACGAAATCCCGAACCCACGGATCGGCCGGGAGTGCAGACGCGGCGACTTCGTGGTGGTGGGGTTCGGACTGCCCGCAGGTGCACGGGAGGATCACGTTTCCGCTGGCAACGTAGGGCTGCCACGATTGCGCCCGTGCAATCTTGTCGCCTTCGGGGGGAACGAGCACCATCCCAGGAATCCGGGCGCGGAGGGTGGCCACCACCGGGCGGGCAGCGGCGGCGTCCTCCACATGCCATCCCGTTGCCTTCGGGAACCGCTGGCGGGCGCTCAGCATCTCCGTCGCGAGTACGTCAGCCTCGCACCGGACACGGATCACGGCGTAAATGTACGCCTTCCCGGCCTTTTTTCCGCCGAAGATGCCCGCATGGTAGGCGCCTGCATTGGTGCCGCCGAAGGCAAGATCCCACCCCGCCGCCTCGCGTTCGTAGGTGGTCGGGTAGGAGCGGTGATCCACGAACGTCCACTGTGCAACCGGAAACATCCCGCCCGTGGCCGCAACGGGGCGTTGGCCGAATTGTCCAGAGGCTTGCGGCCCAAGTGCTCTTTCGTCCTTGGCGACTACGCTTTCCGGGAACCGCTTGGGATCGAGCAGTTCGCCGGGGATCTTGCGGTGGTCGCGCGGATCGGCGATCTCTGGATCGTAGCGCATCGGCAGGATAAGCGTCTCCCAAAGCGGATTTCCGTCCGGGTCGCGCTCCTTCATGCAGTGGCCGGTCAGGTCGCCTTCGTGGACCCGCTGCATGATGATCACAATGGAACCGGTGCGCTTGTCGTTGAGACGGGACTGCACCACCTGATCAAAGTTCTGCGCCGCCTCCGCCATTCTTTCGGCGATCCGCTCCGGTGCGCCTTCGATGGCTTCCTTTACGTCGTGCGGATCGTCGATCACGATGTTGTCGCCGCGTTTCCCAATCAGGCTTGACCCGAGGGAGGCGCAATACCGGAAGCCCCGTGCCGTATTCTCAAAGTTCAACGTCTCGTTTTGGTCGCGCGCAAACCGCCAGACCTTCCCGGTGCGCGATAGAAGCGCCTGATATTCGGGACTCTGGAGGAGGATGCGGGTACGCCGGGAGTCGCGTCGGGCAAGGCCAGCGTCTCGGGACAGGTACAACGACCGATCCGACGGGTTCTTTAGCCACTTCCACGCCGGGAAAAAGACGCTTGTGAGGAGGGACTTGCTGAACCCCGGCGGGATGTTGACGATCAGACGCCTACACCTACCCTCCGCAACCGCCTGCAGCGCATCGCAAACGGCGTCCATGTGCCATCCCCACTCCAACGGGGAGGGCTCCACGACGGGCCACATGAGGCGGACGAACGCGGAAAAGGTGTCGATGGCCTCT